ATCGTCTATTGCATCAAGGCATCGCACGTCGAGGTGGCATCGGTCAGCGCACCGTTCATCGCCAACAACCCAGCCGACGGCCAAGTGATTGTCTACAACGCCACCACCGGCAGCTGGACGAACGGCCCTGTTCCCGCGAAGGTCACCACCCGCGTTCTGACGCAGGCGGCGTATGACGCCATCGGCACCAAGGATCCCAACACCCTCTACCTGATCTCGGCATGACGCTCGTTAAGTTCACCGGCGTCACCGCTGTGAAGTGGGGCGCAACCAACCTCTCCAAGGTGTATGCCGGAGACGTGCAGGTGTGGCCCCACCCTGGTGCCGTAACCGTCAACATCAACCTGGAAGACGGCTACCCATACGTTGCAACTCAGCTCAATCTGATGCAGGGTCAGCGCCCCCCGCTGCCTGCCTATGAAATCCCGCTCGGGAGCAACATCACCTTTGCCGGCTCCTCTACTCAGAGGGCTAACGCCGACCCAATTATTGATTACTACTGCGTGTGCGATGACTTAGGCACTGCGTTGGGCACTCTGAGTGAGACTCAAACACGTTATGGGGGCAGCTGGACATTCCCGGCAACAGGGATTGCTGCCGGCGACATCTCAACGATTAAGGGGTATATGACTAGCCCTACGGACGCAAGTGCCATTCCTTTTGGGGTGATCAAATGGCTGCCAGCAGACGGAACATTCCGCAGACTGCCTGCAACCCCTACGGTTTATCAAGACCTCACAATCGATGTCACAGGTCAAATGGCCCCCGGCGGTGTGCCGTTGCCTTCAATTATCTACCGAAACATCAATATGGGTAACGCCACGCTGCTGCCGGAGATAACGGGCTATGCAGACGGCACCTACAGATTCGTCTATGCCAGTGTTCCGTCGGCTCCTACGACAGTCACTTGGGCACTTGATGTCGCTATCGGGGGTCGGTGGTGGACTACTGGAATGCGTCCAGTTGACTGCAACCATAACCAGTGGGTGACTCGTGCTCCTCGCTGGGGCGGACAAGTGACAAAGACGACTTACGACATCAACCGGACGCTCTGGTCAAGCAACTTTTCGGCGGGCTTGGTTCTTGATGACCAAACCAACTGGACTTACGCAAAAATCGCGCATCACGGCTCAATCGTTCACGATTTGCATACGGATGTAAACACCCCGGCATACAATATTTTCACGGATTTAGGTATCGCTATGCCTTCTGGTATGCGAATGGTAGACCTGCCCACATTCTCCTTCGATACAGACCACTGATGCTCAAACAGTTGCCCAAGACTGCAGCAGAGTGCCGCCGCTTGATCGGGGAACTGGGCTGCGCTTGCCAAACCTACCTTGATCTTCTCAAGGAGCACCTGCAGATCCTTGAGCAGCGGGAGAAGCAGGGGTGACTCCCAAATGGCTAACGAACAGCATCATCGCCGCGGTGTCCACCATCGCGGCTCTTTCTGTTGGCTGGTCAGCCTCCTGCACCGCTGCAGGCTTTTGGAACATGAACTACGCGGAGTCTGAGACGTGCAAAGACGCCGACAACCGCGCAATGCAGACCATGTTCAGTCTGCTTGCCACGCTCGTCAGTCTCAGAAGCAACCCACCCGAAGACCAGCCGTAGGGATGCGGCGCCGTGATCCTCTAATCGCTCAGGAGCACGCCGCTATCGCCGCTGCTGTCGCCACAGCGGTGGGCGGCCTATTGGCTTACATGATCGGTGTGGGCGTGCAGCTTGATGGCCGCATCGATCGGCTGGAGGAAGACGCCAGGCTGTTGCTCACCCCCGACGGCAAGATCATCCCCGCGCCTGAGAGCGTTGAAGCGAAGTACAGAACCGAAGCACTTGAGCGTGAGATCCAGGTGTTGCGCAACCGCTTGGAACGGCACGAGACGCACCCAATCCGGTAGATAACAACACTACCGCTACGTACAGATAGGATTTAGTCGTAACCCTCTACCTGCTGAATGACAGAAGAGCAAACCGGAGCAGCCGTGCTCTCCACCGACGTGCCCGTGGCCGTCGATCCTGCTCTGCTGAACAAGCCCATCTCTCCTTCGGAGCAGAGCCAAGCCGGGACGCCGGATGCGGAACTACTCAAGACGAAACTTGGCCTCGCTAATCAGCACGCCAAGCAAGCCAAGAAGGAAGCTGACGATGCTCGCCAACAGATGCAACAGCTCAAAGATGAGCTGGAGCAGCTGAAGGCCATTCAGCAATCTGCAGCGCAGAAGTCCCTAGAGGACCAAGGCCAATTCAGACAGCTCTGGGAAGACGCAAAGCGATCCGTCGCTGACCGTGACGCCCAGATCTTGGAACTGAAAGCACAACTGGAGTCCGTGACCCAGAACGTGCAGCAAGAGCGGCTCAAGGCCGCTGCTACCAGCCAACTGAGCCAAGCCAGTGCTGTGAACCCCCAGCAGCTTTATCAGCTGTTGGCACCACAGCTTCGGATGGATGACGAGGGCAAACCCACGGTGCTTTCCGGGGGCGTTGAGCAACCGTTGGGTGATTACCTCGCCAACCTTCGTCAATCGGCGGAATGGCAACACCACTTCAGTGCAAGTGGTGCACGCGGCATGGGCGCAGCACCGACAGCAACTGTTGCACCTGGGATGAGCAATCCCTACCGCAGCGGCAACCTCACGGAAGCTCTGCAGTTGGAAGCAACGAATCCCGAACTGGCCAAGGCCCTGAAGGCTGAAGCAATGCGGGGGTGACCCACGGTAACCCAATCGATTTAGGCAAATGGCCGCACCATTTCAGAATTACGGCGGGGGAACATTCCTCTCGGACATCGTTACCCGCCCTGAGTTTCTGTCCTATGTGGCAGAAGCTATCTACGAGCGTTCCGCAATGCTGCGCTCCGGCGCTGTTGTGCGTGACGCTTCCCTTGATGCCCGCGCTGGCGGTGTGAAGGTCGAGGTTCCTACTTGGAAGCCCATCAATCCGACTGAAGAGCGGATTGAGAGCAACAACACCTGGGGCACCAGTGGCGCCGGCTATCTGACTCCCCAGAAAATCACTGCTGGTAAGCAAGTCGCCCCGATCCTGCATCGCGGCTTCAGCTATGCAGTGGATGACCTCAGCCGACTCGGCTCGGGCGCTGACCCTGCCTCTCAGATCCGCAACTACCTGGCGGATGCCATCAACAAGCTGAAGATGGCAACCCTGCTGGCTCAGCTTGATGGTCTGTTCAGCACTGCCTTCAAGCCACTGGAGACTGACGTTTCCGCTGACGTGGCCCCTGGCACACTGACCGCTGCCAACTACCTGTCGGCTGCTTCTGCCATTGCTGCTAAAGCCAAGCTGGGTGAGCGTGCTGATCGCCTGTCGATCATCATCATGCATTCCAGCTGCTATTTCTACCTGCAGCAGGTAGGAATGCTGACCTTCAGTTCCGATTCCTTGTCTTCGGGCAAGAACATCAGCTGGGGTGGCGGCGGCGTTGGCGTGACCAACGATCAGATCGCTTACTTTGCCGGGATGCGTGTCATCGTTGATGACAACATCAAAGGCAAGAATGGCACCGGTGCCACTACTGGCAACGCCCTGAAGTATCCGGTCTATCTCTGCGCCCAAAATGCGATCGGCGAAGGAGTGCAGCAGGAACTTCGAATCGAGGCGGATAGAAATATCCTCTCGAAACAGGATGTGCTGAGCGTTGATTACCACTACGGGTATCACGCTTTCGGTTCTAGCTACGGCGGCACCGACAACCCCAGCAACAGCACCCTGTCGACTGCCGGTTCCTGGTCCAACATCTACACCGACATCCGCAACTTCGACATCGTGCGGCTGTTTGTGAACACCCCCTTCGGCGGCACCACTCCCTGAGTCTGCTCCGTTCGGAATGTTCAGTGGGGGCCAAACGGCCCCCTTTTTTTTATGCCTGTTCGCCCAGGCCGAGTGCTGCGTAGACCATTGCCTGGTCAGGCGTCAGATCAGGCACTTGCTTGGTATCGGGTTCAGGCTTCGGGGCTTCCGCAACGGGTGCAGCCTTCTCTTCCTGCGTTTTCTTGCTGGGCATGGCGTAAAAGCAACGACCCCCTAGCTTTCAGGTGACACCATCCCGAAGCCTCGGCCATGTGTGGACTTGTTCGCCTCTACATCGAGGTGCAGGAAGCTTGGCCTGCTGCCAACCGTCCGCCAATCACTACACCGATCATTGATTGCCGGCCTGAGGAAGCAGCTGAACTGAAGCGCAGGCTGCAAAGGCGCGGTTACAAGGTCTTGGCGCAGGCCATGTGATCGGGAACCTAGGCCAATAGGCGTAGGGCGCGGTGCCGGTTCCTAATCCACGGACTCCGATCTGCATTGCTCGGGGTAACAAGGCGGATCTGAACGCCAACCTGGCGGCGCTTAGCGAAGGCGAGATCTGTTACGCGCTTGACGAGGACGCGCTCTACGTCAAGGAAGGCGGTGTCCTGGTCAAGGCGGCAGGGGCATCAACGCCCTATGTACTGCCTACTGCAACTGCTAGCACCCTTGGCGGGGTCAAGATTGGCGCCAACGTCAACGTGGCTGGCGGAACCATTTCCGTCGTGGCCGCAACCAACGTCGCGCCTGGCGTTGTGCGGATCGCCACTGATGTCGAGGCAGCTGCCGGCACGCTTGAAACCGTCGCGGTCAACCCCAAGCAGCTCAAGAGTGTTGGGCTGCCGCCCGTCACCAAGGCCGGCGATGTTCTGACGCTGGAAAGCGTCGGCGGTGCGACCTTGGCTGCGCTGGTGATGGCGCCGTACACCTCGGTTCCGACCTACGACCCGCGGATGCAGCCGATCCTGGCTGCCGGCGCACTGCCTGACCCGTCTGATCCAAGCAAGCCCTACATGGGAGGCGGCAGCTCGGCATCAAGCAACGGCTTCTCGTTCATCTATAGCGGCAAGGTCTACACCTTGAACGGTGTTGCTGATCCAGCTGGTTATGTCGGCACACCGGACATGTGGCCCACAGGTGTAACCCGGCACGCTTCGGTTAGAGCAGTGGTCCCTGTTCCCGCGTCAGTGCCAACGCCGGTGTGGAAAGCGCCTGCTGGGCTTCCTGTTGGCGTGCAGAACCTTGATCTGCTGCAGTGGGACGACGGCGCTAAGCAGTGGGTCTCAAACCGTGTGACTGACGGGGGCAACTTCTGACGGGAACCTAGGCCAAGCCAAGTGTCTCGCTGCAGATGACCACCCAGATTCGGATTAAGCGCCGCGCTGCGGGTGGTGCTCCTGGTGCGCCTACTACCCTCCTGAATGGCGAGCTGGCGTTCAACGAACAGGACGACACTCTTTATTACGGCAAGGGTTCAGGTGTCGGCAGTGCTGCGGCATCAATCATTGCGATTGCAGGCCCTGGTAAGTACCCCAACATCGGGACCGCCCAGACCTGGACCGGCAGTCAGACCTTTAACGGCAACACCGTTTTTGGCGGCACTATTGACTTCGGCAGCGGCACGCTGAGCAATCTGCCGCTCAGCAAGCTCACTGACGTCACCATCACCGGCGCCACAACCGGCCAGATGTTGAGCTGGGACGGCACGAAATGGATCAACAAGACACCTAATACCGCTCAGGTCTTCTCGCTTGCAGACACTGACGTCACAGCTGCCACTGGCGCGACCACGAGCCTCAAGATCACAGCAGCACTGATCAATAAAGGTGCAGGCGCAGGTGGTATCGCTGCAGCTTCGAGTCTGATCGCAGGCGACATCACCGTTGTCTCTGGTACTACCGCTGGCGTCAGCGGTAGCTGGATTTACAACGGCACTGCATGGGTTGTTCTGCCTTCCGGCGGTGGTGGCGGCACTGTCAGCAGTGTTGCTGTCACCGTGCCCAGCTGGTTGTCGGTAAGCGGCAGCCCGGTCACGACCACCGGCACCATTGCGATCACCTCTGCGGCTGAAGCGCCGAACGTGATCCTGGCGGGTCCTGCGACTGGCCCCAATGCGGTGCCTTCGTTCCGTGCCCTGGTCGCAGCTGATATCCCTGACCTGAAAGCTACCTACGCGCTGGCAGCTACTACGGTCACAGCTGAGAACGGCCTTGTCGTTGGTGGCGCTACTGCACCTACGGGCACCAGTAGCACCCTTGGCGGCAACCTGTTCATTGGTATCGGCACCATTGATTGCGGCACCTTCTAGAGGGACGCACTAATGGCACATGCGCCTGGTCTCGGTCCAAAGATGCAGCCCCAACAAGAGCTTGCTTTAGAGATCACCAGGCGCCTTGCCTACAACGCCTCACGGGATCAGTTGGCAGCGGTGATGCGTCAGCTGCACCACGACAACATGATCCTGCGAGAGGCCTTGATGGAGTTCCTCAGTGAAGATCCAAGCCAAGTTCGACATCAGTAAGTGGAACGGGCCTCAGCTGGTGCAGCGGGCCCGTTTCGTCTTTGGCAAATACTGCACCGAGGTGTACCCGAAGTTTCAGCAGTCGATTGAGGAACAGAAGTTCGAGTGGCCGAACGTCACGATTCGGAAGAACGGTCAGGTCGCCACCAGCCCACGGAACATCGTTGATACCGGTGCCTTCAAGCTGTCGCAGCAGCGTGAAATGCTCAACGCCACGACCTGCCTGTTCACCTGGAACGTGCCGTATAGCTCGTTGATCCTGACGGGATACCTGACCAAGACCGGCAAGCGGTTGCCACCACGAGACTGGATACGTCCGGTGTTGCAGGACGAGTTCCCGATGGAACGCTTTTTCGAGGCCGAATGGCAGAGGCTTGGGTTCTGATGGTTGACCTAGAGGAGTTCCTGGCGCAGGCGATCCGGCAGCGAAAGCTCGAACAGAAGCTGACTCGTCATGCCCTGAAGAAGCTGCGTGAAGCGCTCGCCTATGTGCGCGGACAGATTGAGGTCTATGGCCTCAGTCAGATCGGGCCAGATCGTGCCAAACGCATCCAAGAACTGCGCACTGCCATCGAGGCATACATGGCGGAGAGCTTCGCTTCGCCGTTGATGCAGACCATGCAGGGCAGCTCTGTCGTCGAGGAGTTTGTCGATAAGCAGTTGAGCTTGGCGCGGAAAGTGGTTGAGTCGACTGGCGGCACCGCTACTGGGGCGCTCACTGCAAAGGCGATCATCCCGACCGCGATGGATCAGGTGATCATCAACGGTGTCCCTTGGGGAGAGATGCTCACCCAGCGGCTGCCCAATTCAGTGGCGGACAAGGTCAGTCGGATGCTGGGACTGTTCCCGGATGACATCGGGCAGGTTTATGCCGATGCCGTGATCCGTCCAACTGAACGCCACGTGCAGGCGTTGATCACCAGCGGTCTACAGGACACCGGCAGCATTTCTCAGCAGCTGCTGTGGCAGATCGAGACCAGCACCGCATGGCAAACCGACAACGAGCAGGTCTGGTCTGCATTGCTTGATAGCCGTGTTTGCTCGACGTGTATGGGTCGTGACGGCAAGAGGTTTCCAATGGATTACGTGAAGCAGAGCCCACACCCGAACTGTCGTTGTGTATTACTGCCGGCGAGTTTTTTCACGCAGGGCCGCCCGGTGGAAGGGGACGGCGGCAAGGTGAGCGAGATCGACACCAGCAAGAAGGCGACGGAGGACTGGCTGCGTAAGAACCCAGGAACCGCACGTGCTGTGCTGGGCAAAAAGATCAGCGAAGACTTCGTGAGCGGGAAGATCGGGCTGGAAACTGCAATCAATCGAGCTGGGGGAACCTAGGCCAAAAGGGCGATGTCGCTGGCGAATCTGGGTGGCTCAGCCACGGCAAATAGCTACCTCTCAGTCGCAGAAGCGGATGCCATCGCTGCCACCATGCTTGGCACGCTCAAGTGGTTAGATCCCGCTACTACCACCGCGCAGAAGGAAAACGCTCTTA